ACTAGCGAGTCGGACTGGAAGAAATATTATGGATCGTCCCCCGAACTCAAAGCCGACGTATCCGCCTACGGAAAGGACAATTTTTCACGAGAGATCATGTCTCTCCATACAACTCTGGGGAAAACCAACTATGAGGAGACCAGACAACTGTTTATCAATGATGTCCTAACAGAGTCTCTTGACAATGGAGACCCTGCCTATTATAATAGTAACGTTTTAGGACGTTATTATCGGAAGGATTATTTTCCCAGTGGATGATTATATAAATTATCTGGTTAGTCTTGGTGCTGACACTATACCTCACAGAGAATCTGATCTCTTATCACACTCTATTAGAGTTGCTGGTATGTTATACAACTACAATAGACCTGTTGATGAACAGGTAGCGGGTCTGTTTCATTCGATATATGGAACTGAATTTCAAATGTATAAGATTCATGTGTTAAGAGAAGATGTTCAAAATATGATAGGAGAGAGATCTGAACATCTTGTCAATATATTTTGTACTTTGAATGACAGAGCTAATACTATATTATATGGTAGAGGATTATCAAATGAAGATAAGACATCACTTAGATGGATAGAGTTTTGTAATATCAAAGACCAAGATCCAGAAGCAGATATATTAAAAGAGTTTGAAGTGGTCTTGACGGTTAACCCTAGAGATGATATAATATAAACACATATATAATATACGAATAATTTAGTTGAAGAAATGAACTTTTTACCCAATGCTGAACTCTTCTTTTTGAGTAGAAAAAAACTTGTTAGAAAATCTACTAATACTCTATTTGAAGGTAAAGACATACTACTTGTTGGAATCAATGCAGCTTTCTCCCCAGTAGACACCCAAATGGTCAAAGATTATGAGGCTGAGTATGACACATTCATAAAAGATACCGAAGTAGATGAAATATATTTTGTTGCAATGAACGATCCATATGTAATGGATGCTTGGTGGAAGTCAATGAAGATCAAAAAATGTAAGTATCTTCCAGATGGTAATGGTGCCCTAACCTTAAGAATAGATAATCAGGGTGGCATGGCAGGTGGTATGACTGTTGTTGAAATGTATAATAAAGGTATGGGAAAGAGAACATGGCGTTTTGCTTTACTACTTGAAGATAATTGTCAGATGACATTCCTTGAAGAAGAAACTCCTGACGACAGTACTGGAACAAGAAATAACTTAGCTGATGATCCTTATATATTGACAACTCCATCAGAAGTTTTAGCACATCTAAAGAACAGAAATCAGATAGACCACATCAATGAGGTAAATAATAACTCCATAGATTTGGCAATGCCGCAATGAAAATCATAAGTCTGAAATATCTGGAGGAAAATTTTGATGAAGTACTTGAACTAGCACAATCTGGTGAGAGTTTCTTATTGGATACTCCAGATGGCCAGATAGCATTAGTTCCAGATAAGAATGTTCTAAAACCAGTTATTGATTCTGGCCAAGCGAAAGATATAGAACATATGTGGAATCATGATGATGGTGCTTGACATTTAATTAATTTAGAAGTAGAATAGTGACGTAAACCAATTAGGAAAATGTCCACGTTTATTTCTAAGTTCAAAAAAAATCTAGATGCTTTGGAGAAAGCAGTTGATCAAGAGATTGCTCTTGACTATAAGTATCCAAAAATTTATAAAAAAGTTTTGAGATACTATAAGGGTGAGGGCCATGAGTTTAGTGAAGAAGATCCAGAACAGGAGTACTCACTAGTCATGAGTTTAATTGCAAAAGATTTGAAGTCAAACTAATGATTACAGCATTTATTACAGGAGTTGTCGTTGCAATTCCAACTTCACTTATCACAATGAAGTTACTAAACAGTTCGTTATTCATCAGTAATACCGAACTGAGAGAAGCAAATGCTAAGATCAGTCTTATCATTAATAACCTTGATGATTTCCGAGAGGAGAGAATGAAGGATAAGATGGAGAGACTTGGCATTACTGACAAATTAGACGAAAGATTATCAACTAGAATCAAATGATTGAAGTACTACTACAGAATGAACCATACAGGTATGTAAAGATGCCTGATCTATTAGAGAATGGTCAACCAGACTATCGTATCCAGAAATGGAACAACCATAACGGTTACAAGGATATGTACCTCTGTGATAATTTCATGCAGTTCAAGACTGCCATTGATGACTTTGAGTATACAAAATGGTTAGACCCTGCTGGTGTGCCGTGTTATGTCGGAGACAAATGAACCTTCTAATATAGAGAAGGCAAAAATCTTTTCTAAGACCGCTTATGATATCATAAAAGGTTTTGTTAGTACAGGTACTTTACTTGTGCCAAAAGAGGTAAAAAAAGCAAGGATAGATATATGTAGAGAGTGTAATAGATTTGATGAAGACCGTCACTTGTGCAGAGAGTGTGGGTGTTTCTTAGTTAATAAAGTTAAGTTTACTGCTTCTCGATGTCCTCTAAATTATTGGTAAAAAATGGAAACACCTGAGTTTGATATTACAGATTTTATTGGAGTCTTTCCTGGCGCAGTAGATCCCAACTTTTGTGACTTTCTATGCCAGTATATTGACCAAGCAGCAGAACTTGCTCCAAGAAATTATACTCATGTTAAAGATAAACAAATTTGTTTAGATGCTTTCTCGCCTGGAGAGGCAAAGGGAGTCATGGAATATGTTAATGGTTGTTTATACTATTATATAAATGAGTTTTCATATCTAACTAATTTTAGTTATGTGAGTGCTTTGGTTTTACTTCAGAAGACAGAACCAACTCAAGGTTATCATATGTTTCATGGAGAAAATATTAATTGGAATGTACAGAGTAGAACCTTAGCATGGATGGTATATCTAAATGATGTAGAAGAAGGTGGAGAAACAGAATGGTTATATCAAAAACGTAAGATCAAACCAGAGAAAGGAACAGTTTGTATATGGCCAGGTTCATTTACACATTTACATAGAGGTAATCCTCCTATGAGTGATAAGTATATTGCTACTGGTTGGTATCAAGGAAACATAGGACTTCCTCAAGTTCAGACAGCAGGGATTAACGATAAACAATACACTAGGGATGTTTCTAATTCTTAATGTCTGACTTACATATTCTATTTCCGACACCTGTGTATCAGAATGTTTTAGATTTTAAACCTTCTGAACTAAAGTCTATGATAGACTATATGGAACAGTTACAATGGGCAAAAGATAAAGACATATATGAAGGCCCAAATGGAGAGACAACAAAACTAGAGGCCGATTTATTATCTGATTTACAACTACAGATACTGAGTCAAAAGATAGATGCAGAAGTACACAACTTTGTTAAAACTTTACAGGTAGATTTAACTAAACATGGATTAAAAAGAATTAATTCTTGGGGCAATCTACAGAAGAAAGGTAATTATATAAAAGAACACCGCCATAATAATACTCAGTTCTCTGGAGTGTTTTATTTACAGACACCAGAGAACAGTGGGGATATTATTTTTACTACAAGAAATGCCACTTGGATCAATAGTTATTGGGAACCATCTCTTACTGGGTACGATGATTTGAATAGTTTTGAGAAGAGATTTAGTCCACAACAATGTGGCATATTCCTTTTCCCTGCTCACTTAGATCATTATGTAACTTCATCTCATTCAGAGGAGGATAGATATAGTATCTCATTTAATTATAATCTAGATGGTAAGTTTTTTGGTGATTGCAATAATCATTTGACAATAAAAGTATTATGACCCCAGAAGAAAAAGAACTAAAAGCAACGTACAAATTCTATAAAGATACTAAGATGGGTTTCTTTACTAAGGATGGGTATGCAGCAGTTCCTTGCGGAGAAAAGAAAAGAGTGATAGTATATGAAGGAGAGATTCTACACACAGCCATCAATGATGATACTGCACAGAATTGGATTGCACGACATAGAAAGAAAAGAAAATGAAAGTATTAGTAACAGGTCACAAAGGTTTTATTGGCAGTCACGTCTTTGATTTTTTGAGTGATCTATTTGATGTTGATGGACTAGACAGACCAGATGACATAGGAGACTTTGCAGACGTTGGGTGTGCAGACTATGATCTTATAATTCATCTAGCAGCCTATGCTGCACTCAGAGATAGTGTAGATAATCCTGATAAATTCTGGGAGAACAATGTTGAAAAATCTAAACCCATATTTGATTATTGCAGAAAGTATAATACTAGGTTGTTGTATGCAAGTTCTGCTGGTGCATATGGTTGGTGGCAGAACCCCTATGCCATGACAAAGAAAGTAAATGAACTCATGGCTCCACCTAACAGTGTGGGTATGAGGTTTTTTAATGTCTGGGCAGAGGAAGGAAGTAGAGATGATATGTTATATGAAATGTTGAAACAAGGAACTGCAAAGTATATCACAAGACATGAGAGAGATTGGGTTCATGTATT